CTAACCCCCTCAGTAACAGGTGTCTCTTTGGCACCTTCAGGAGTTATCTTATTCCTTAAAATACTAGCTCTCTCTGCTTGGTCAAGTTCTGCTATCCGAGAGTCAGACCAACCTAACTCTTTTAACTGCGCTACTTCACCTTCTGGTCTAACAGATATTTCAAATGCTGCCCTTTCTTCAGGTGTCATTTTAGCCTGAAGTGCTGTTAGCCTAGCCTCTGACTGTGCTTCAGTTAAACCTCTGGTAGGTCTGAATGGTTTAGGTGGCTTGGCAGGAGGCTCGTAAAACTTCTTCGGTTCTGCTGCCATTGCTTCCCTAGTTTGTGCCAACTGCTCAGGTGTCCACTGTTCTCCTCTCAGATTCAAGGGATTGGCTATTAGGGATACATCCCCAGTCTCTAGGAACTTCTGAGCCTCTGCCAAAGATTTGAAAGGCAAAAAGCCACCTTTCTTTGCTCTCAGTCCGCCACCTGTCAGCGTAAAAACTCTATCCTTTAATGCTTTGGCTAGTTGGCTAAGCTGTTGATTTGTCCCGCTTACCTTACTTTCCCATTGCATAAAATCCATTGCACCTTCTTTATTGCCTGATAGGGATACCCAATACTCACCCTCAGCTATACCTTGAACTGCCTCTAAATCAAAGCCAGCCTTTTTAGCGACTTCCTGTAAGCCTTGGAGTTGAGCGGTAAGTTCTGGTGTGGCTAATTTACTTATGACCGGTGCTGGCTTGGGTAATCCACCCTGTTCCATCGCACCTTGTTGTAATACCTCAGTTAATCTCTCATTAATGGATGCTAGTAATGGTTGATACAGAGGATGGTCAGTCCCAATCTCAGTTTTAAGGGATTGCTTTACCTTGTTCACAGAAGCAACACTCACACTACCAACGCCACCTAGTATCCCTGTCAGGAGGAATGTCTGCGGTGCTATTTCCTGTGCTGCCTCCCAAAGAGTTATTCTACCTTCCCTCCATCCAATTTCTACCTCTATGTCAGATTGTCCCTTTTGCGTAACGGTTTCGGTTAGTAATTCCCCTCCGAACATTGTAGCAACTCTACCCACAATTCTAGTTGCAGCAACTCTACCAGCTATCCTTGTTAAAGGAGCGGTCAGCAAACGAGCAAAGGCAAGGTTACTGATAGCTTCTGGCACAGCTTCCCACAAGCCATATTCCCTAGCTTTAGCCTCAAAGTCTGCCTTTAGTTGCTTTTCCTCAGCAGCAGTTATCCCACTACCCCGGCTGGCAATCATCTCCTCGTTCTTCATTTCAAGATACTGCTGCATTATTTGATAACTGGTTATATTGTAAGCCACTACACCAGAAGCAGCCGAACCAGCTCCCCAAGCAGCAGCCCTAATGAATGGTATGGCAGCCAAACTTGCTCCCCCTGTCGGCCCCGCCAGCGCAGTAGCGGCAGCCGTCCCCCCAATCCCAATGATAAGTCCAACAGTGCCACCAGCAGTCATTGATGTCAACGAAAAGGCGATGCTCGGGGGAAGTTGAGCAAATTGCTCCATGAGTTTGGAGTCGGGATATTCCTCAGCTATTTTCTGAGCGAATTTGCCTATATCTTCCTGAGCCTTTTTTATAATCATGTCAGCCTGGTCTCTATCCGTTACACTAGCCCCACCTAGTCCTTGAGTTGCCTGTAACCTTGCAGCTTGCCATTGCTGTGGAACTTCCAATAAACTCTGCCCAAATACTTTAGCAACTGATAAAAGTTTCTCTGGCTCTGCAATTGCAATCTTCTCAAGTTCGCCTGCTGCCGTGCCCCATCTGCCAAGTCCATATTCAAATTCATAGACAGATTTTAGGTCGCTCTGTGTAGTCAAAAGCATTTCGGGAATATCCGCCTCAGCGACACCTCGCCCTCTCAACATTGAGCCATACTCAACCATATCAAACCCTTTTGTTTTTGCCCATTCGCTAAAAGTAGGAACACTTGGAAAGAAACCTTCCATTAGTTTCTCCCCTGTTGTTTGAAACGGAGGTTGTGTAATCCCCTTCTCAGAAACAGGAGGAATTGGTGGTAGCGATTGCGGAGGTTGTGCCGTTACCTTGTCAGAGATGGTTGGTATTCTTAGAGGCTGATACCTCTCAGCCTGCCCCATGCCAGGGAACGGTGCTGTTACCCTATCAGAGATTGTGGGTATCTTAGGAGGCTTGCTCATCGGAAACCGAACTCCTTGAAAGTCAACTCCCCTTAACTCAGGGAATAACCCCTCAAGTGAGTCTCTCTGAGGAGGAGGCGTGTCTTTTCCTTGAAATCTCTGTTTGAACTTCTCTAACTCCCTCTGAAATTCAGTCTGCGCCTCTCCGATTCTCTCTATCCACGTATATGGCATTCTTTAATCCCTAAAACCTTACCGCAGGAGCTAGATTTCTTTGGATGCCAACCCCGGGCAGCCTGTTATATTCGGCTCTCCAATTCTTCTGCTTTAATCTCGTTAGTAATGGGTCTTCCTCGAATCCGACCGATTCGGGTTCGCCAAAGTTTTCGGGTCTTAAATTAGCCAGTTTGCTTTGAGCAGTTTCATAGGAACTTTGAGCTATACTAGCCAATCCACCAGGCCCCCAGTAAGATTCAGACGCAGAGGTAGAAGTCGGGGTTTCTGTTATTACCCGCGCCCACTTATCCCTCAAACCTGTTAATCTGGCTACCTCCCCTTCATAGGTCAAAGTTTGAGGTGTCGGGTTCATTCGTTCCCACCATGCCTGCCTTGCTGCTTCAGCTCCCATAACCTCTCTTGGCAATTGAGAGGCTATAAAACTCTGTAACCGTGTCCCTTCAGGTAGATTAAGGTCGGCTTGTTTGTTCCCGCTCAAATATGATTGAACTACCTGTTCGGCACCGGGCATTAGCGGTCGTTGGAACTCATCTTTTTTGGTTCCGTGAGTCGCTGCTAGAAGTTTATTGACGTTAAACTGTTCTTCAGCACCCCTGTAGTTTATTTCAGCGGTAATATCTTGTAATAATTGACTTACCGCATCAGCTTTGGGGGGATTTTCAATTAACGCCTGAGCCTCTCTTAAACGGGTTAAGTCTTCTGGTTTTGTGAAGGGGTTATTATATATATCACTTAACCGAGAAGTTACATCACCGAAGTATTGCTCCCTTTCCCGTTGTATACGTCCAGTTGCCTCTCTGATAGCAAATAAGTCTGTGTTTGTAACCTCATAACCTTGAGCAAACAGCACATTCTTGAAGATAGCCTCTTTAGTCTGAGGGTCTGTATCAAGCCTTTTAACAATCAGGTCAGCCAGGTCATCCTTTGATGTAAAAGCCCCTAGATAGTCCTTAACCTCTTGAGACGCACCAAGATAATCCAGGTAGTTCCTCTGATTCCAGTCGGCTTGCTCTTTGTTGGCATTGTAATAATCTTCTCTTTCATATTCAGAGATAATACCCTGGTCAACTAATCCCTGAAGGGCATCATTTAAATTCTTAACACCAACTATATTCGGCAGGTTGCTTTTAAATTGTGCCAGCTGTTCCTTGTTAAACTGTGCCTTCTGCTCTGCAGGTGAAGGTGGGGGGACAGGCTTGGTTTGCCAGCTAACAATATCTCCAGCATTATCTTTAACAGGTTCAAATTCAGCCAACCACTCTTTTGCTGAGGGTTTCCCCTGTTGGACCCATAGCTCATAAACAGGGTCATTACTCTGATAGCTTGGCGTTGTGCCAGACGTCCCTGACCAGAATGTCTTACCTAAAAATACCTGCCACCACTTGCGAAATTCGCTTCGTTCACTTAATGGGATTTTTCCTGGCATATCTCTCCTTAAAAATTTATCTCATAGGCTCGCTTGCTATTCTTCCAACCTCTGCCTGTGGCGATAGCGGAACCCCTACGGGAGGCTCCCCAGGGGGCTGTTCCCCCCCCGAAGGTACCAAGCTCCTCATAATAGCGTCCTTTACCGTCTTCTCAATAGTTATCGCAGATAGAGCAGCATAGTATTGAGCCATCCTATCCCCTTCCTCTGTCCCCTGGTCTTTGAAGTATTTAGCTAATTTATCAAACTTGAACACGGGGTCTTGAGCAGCTAACTCCTCATCCATCTTGTCCTGCTCAAGGTCAGGGTCTTCAACAATGTTATGTTTAACCATAACCGTCTTTCTGGAAGATAACCCGTATTGAACCTTCTGTATAGCAGCACCAAGCTCCTGTATCTCGTCTCTTAACCTGTCAGCCACTAACTCACAGTCAAATCTCCGTTCCTCTACATCCTTTGGGCTAATATCAGCAGAAAACCTGACCTTCCTGCTATCCTTACCCTCAACCTTCATCTTCCCAAAGTCCCCATTCTTAAATTGCCTGACAGACTCCTCGGCAATCCAGATGAAGTCTTGCTCAACACAAAGACGGAACGGATTTATAAACTCCAAAGCTGCCGCCCTCAACTCAGCAGCTAAAGCCCCAGACCCAGAGCGATTTAACACTCCCTGAGCTATAGGGTCAAGAGAACCCAGCTGGTTCATCCCAACTACTCTTGCAAGAAATCGGTCAACGAGCTCATTAGTCGGGGGTTGTACCATACCACCAAACTTCTGACCTTTAGCAGCATCAAACATCACAATTTCATTTCTACCACCAGAGGCATAACCCAGTTTTTCTATCCCTTCTACTTCTCCCATAGTGCTATTTTTTTCCCCAATGAGTTTGATTTTCCCCGACTCAATAGCTTTAGAGCTCTCAATAGATAAAAGTTTAGACTCTAAATCGTAAATATCCCGGTTATTAGCAAAAACATCCATCCAAGAGTATTTAATCGCATCAATCTTCTCCGAGCTTCTAACAAACGGCGCCGACCCACATGTCCTGATATTAACGGGGATATAACCTAGATTGTGGTCATCTGAATCAATATACTCCTCTCTAATAGCAACTTTCCAGCTTTGAGCATCCCAGAAGGTATAAGCTAAAACACTATCATCAGTACCAATATTAAACCCGTCTTTGAGCTGCTTGGCATAGGCTTTCTCAATAAACTGCTTGCTTAAATAATTCCGTTGGCAAAACCAAATAATCTCTTTATCACCCTCTATCCACTGGCAAAATGTAGGGTCAGGCACCCGAATATCTGGCACAACTTGTCCATCCCCATCTTCCAATAAATAAACTAATTTGACTGTTCCCCCTTTAATAGTAGAGAAGAACGATAGAGTATCCTGAATACTCTTACCAGAGGGAACAGATGTTAAAGCCCTATCAGCTAAAGCGAGAATACCATTAGCTAGTTGCTCAGTAAAGGCGATTTTCTTTCTTCTTTTCCGTGTCTCGTCATCAACATCAATGAACAGTTGGAGCCAAGAAGAAGCTAGTAAGCCTATAATTTTATTAGCTAATACCTTGGAAGAGTTGGTTGTTACATCATTCCAACTACCCTCACTTTTGTCCATCTCAAACTTGTGATAACTCCATAGTCCCAAGCTATCCTCTTGCTGTTCACGCAGAGCCCGGATAGCAGTGCTATCCCAAATTTGCTTTGACCTTTCTATTTCCTCTCTTGCCGTTCCTAACACACCTAACTCCTTAAAACCTGCTTTAACTTTTCACCCTTTTCTTTAACTTCACCAGCATAGGATTTTCCATCTATAAAACACAAATGGATGTATCTTCCGTCAGATAAGGTTTTAGTTCTTACCCTTCCGCCTCGCTGGACACAGTCATCAAACGCTTTCGGGGACATCTATCTCTCCTACCACGATAACACCGCTATTTTATTCGACCCGCTTTTAACTACCGTCTCAGGACTAAACAGCGTGCAAAGATACCTCAGCGCTGCAAGTAAATGCCACCTCTTCTCATCCTTAATCTCGTTGGTAGGCTTACCCAGAGCGTCTAACTTCCACATACAGGAGTTGAGCTGAGCTAAAAGTTGATACAGGTCAGAGAAGATATAGATTTTATTCTTCTCCATCTTTCCCTTAACCCTGTCTATCTGAGCCTTAACACTACCAGCACCACTAATAAAGGGCTCCGCTATCGGCCAACTCTGTAATGTATACTCATGCCTTGAAGCATCTTCCTGATGACTACCACCTACCCGGGCAAGTACTGTCCTCCCTAATGTAAGTTCCTTAAATGCCTCTATGTTCTGAAAGGTGGACTTGCCTACCACAGGCGCATACTCAGCAAAGAGGAATATATCACCTGCTGGATTCTGAGCAGCAAACAAAGCAGCCGGATTAGAACTGCCAAAATCATGTCCTGAATAGAGCATCCACTCGGCAGGTATCTTAAACCTCTCTATTTTACATATCGCCTCATTGAAACAACCATAAACTAACAGGTTGCCTTCTTGCTCATCATCTTCAGCCATGATTTCTCTAAGGTAACTATCACGGCTCATTCCGATAGCCATTCTATTGAGTGCATCGTGGCTGATATGAGGATTATCAAAGCTGGTGAAATGAAAGGCTTCCCATCCTTTCCACTTAGGTTCATCTTGGTCTCGGACATGCTTGAACATCTTGGAGGCGTGTCGTGGGTCCCTAGCTCGTGAAACACCAGACGAACTCAAACTGGGGGGTGTATAGATAAATACCGCATCCCCGTCATTATCAGCGAGCATCGGTTCCCCAACATCATCCCATGCATCTTCTGCCGTTAATTGCCACTCGTCAAAAATAAGGAGGTCTGCATAATCGCCCCTTAATGTATTAGCGTTCCAAGCGGTCTTGGCTTTAATCCTGTTTTTACTGCCCACCTTCTCAATGTATCTCTCTGTCTCATTCTGTTTGTATACTCCAGTCTCTACTAAAGGTCTCAATGCCCTAATTATCTCATACCAGAACGCATCCGTCTGCTCCCCAGTAGGCGCTGCATATAATACCCTTTTTCCACTAAGAAATGCCTCGTTACCCGCTATCGCCTCCCCTACAGTCTTGCCAGCCCTACGACCAGCCCTGACTATCTTCCTCTTGGCATTTGAATAGATGAACTCTAACTGCTTAGGATGCGGGTCTCTAGTAGTTACTGTAACCTCTTTGGTCGCTAATACCATTCTGCCCCTTTGGTGGACTTGTCTCGTGCCATTTTAATGTCCCTCCCCTAAGCCATGCTCTTCAGCACAGCATCCATAACAGAGCCCACATGACAATAGATGTTCTTTGCAAACCAAACCATCACAATTAGAACAGGAGTACAAAGTGAAATGGTCTATATGCCTTACTAGGACACCATCCTGAGCACTAAAGTCACAAAAACCACACGCCCCCACAGGCACATTCCCACTTACAATATAAGGCTTTGTTATCTCTTTAGTTACCATCTACCAATACTCCGGTATAATCTCGGCATCATAAAGCTCACCAGTCTTCTTGTTTAGTAAGCCTAGCTCTGCTACCTGCCATCTCTTCATAATACCACCTGTGATATATCATTATACCTTACAAGGTATACCATTTCATAGCTAATTGTGCCTGTTCTCTCTTCTATATAAGAATATAGGCTCTACTCAACGGCATCCTTCGGCTTCTCCCTGACTATCAAAACCTTAATGTCATTATATGTGATACTTGCCTCTTTAGGATAGTGCCCCTGCAGTCTGGCTATCTCCTGCATTGACCTCACAGGGTCAAGAAGCTTCAGCCTAGTTACTTTAGCCAGCCTAGCGTTCTCGCCTTTGCCTATCTTAACATCCTGAGTCTCTAGCTCCTGAATGCCTGCGTTGTTTAAGTCAGCACCTTGCCTGATACGCTGTCCTTCATCTAAGAATCCACCTATCCTAGCTCTGGCTATTTCAGTATGCGTTTTAAGCATCTCCTGAAGGCTCATAACGGCTTTATCGGCAACTTGTGCTCTCAGTTCAGCTAGTCTTAGTTGGATTTTAGTAGAGTTAGCTAACCTAGAAGCATTGACATCAATAACTGCAAGGGAATAGTTAGTTGAATAGCCTGCGTTACCCCATGCCTCTCTTTGAGGTACATCATTGAGTAGGTTGAGGGTAAAGTTTTCTTGTTTTTGAGTCAAACCTTTCATTTTGTCCTTTTAATCATCTCGCCGACGATAAACTCCAGTAGTCCTATTATTCTAGTAAGCAAGCTGCATAACTGCTGAAGTAGTGAAATTAAAAGCTTCTCTCTCACTTCTCACCTAATAGAAAAACCCGAGCTTATCATCATCCTCACTGGAATGTCTTGCTCGGGTCCCTCTCATTACATTTTGCTATTATATCTTATCACATCTTGTCAAGTTTATCTAGTTTGTGCCTGCGATATTCCCCTTTCTTGAATTGCTCAAATTCTATTACTCTCCTGCACCGTTTTTCAAGCTCTCTCCACTTGCGAAGGCACCAATCACAGATATTATGCCCCCGGTATTCGGAAAGCACTTCATTGCATAGATTCCCACCCTCTATTATCAGGCAGGCTTCGCAGCTCTCAGACGGAGTTTTATTCCACCGACCATCAGTCGTCCCTCTGATAGTAACTGTCTCTTTTCCTGTTACTCTTCCTCTTGGCATTTAACCCTCCCTTCTCAGTGGTATGCCAAGCCTCTCGCAAAAATCCTTAAAACTAATCTCTGTTTCTTCTATCCCAACAATACTATCATACCATCCCGAAATGCGAAGCATATCACGAGTTTTAATATACTGGATTTGGATACCTGAGCTTTGGAAGTTGCTATTTTCAGGTAATATTATTTCTTTAGCCATTCTTAACCCTCTAGTTCTATATCACTCTCTACTTCATTGCCCCCAGCCGATAGTCTTTACCTTTCCAATATTCTACTTCTGCTGTTCTTTGCTTTTCCTCATCATCTTGAAAGAGAGCAATAATCTTTTCCAAGTTAGGGGTGCAAAGAATTACTTGGTCTTTCATGCAATTTAGATAAACAGAATGACACTCCTTACAATTTTCCTTTAGTGATAATAATTGTTGCCTTAATTGTTTCATCGTTCTCCTCTTTTTATTTTAACTCTATATTACTCTCTACAAAAAATAGGAGGCTCTAATTTAATATGCCTCCAACTCGCTAAACGGTATTTTTCATATTCCTTCCAATCAGAGCGATAGTAAGCATCATTTCTCAAGGAATGGAGGCGTTGCAGTTCTGCACACTCAAAATAGCCGATTATACAACCACAAGGTAAAGGCTTAGGCGTTTTAGATGGGAGTGTATTTGAAAATGTTAACTTCTTCATAGTTCTATATCACTCCCTACTTCATTATCCCCATCCTTTGACTTCACCTC